CGCCGGCTGGTAATGCCGTTGCCGCCGTACTGGCGCCCGCTGTCGTTCCAGCGGCAGCACCTGCGTCGGTGGCAGCGCCAGCAGCGGCACCGCCCCCAGCCATCTCGCCCGCTACAGCTGCGCCACCCATTGCAGCAATCGCGGCACCAACAATCCCGTAAAAGTGTTTATCAAGCCACCCATGGCTATCATTTCCTTTTGACCATAGGTCCCCATTAGTTCCAACCCTAGTTGGAGTTGATCCGCTGCCAGGAGCCACTACGGTTAGATTGCCACTTCCGTCCTGCATGACGTATCCCGGTATTCCAGGAACTTGGTACTCCTTTGGGTTGCCGTACAACTGTGATGTTCCATTACTTCCATCGTTATAGGAGATCGATCCCCCTTGAGGATTTCCATACTCATCGACTTGCATCTGCGCTGCTGGCGGTGCTGCCGCCTGCTCTTGCTGCGCAATATTAGCGTACAGATTTTTAACTCCATAAGCGTTGATAGCTGCTTCGGTAGGGGCTGGATCATATGCCATTTATTTTCCTTTTACGCCTACATCGCACGCATCGATTGGGATGGTCATGCCGCGCTGCTACCGAGCGAATCCCACCAATTGCCAATTGCCGAACCCGCCCCATTCAAGGCGCCGGATTGAATCAGCGCGCCGCCTAGTCCGTACAATCCAGCATTCGTATTGGCCGTCGATGCCGCATTGGCGTTATTCAATCCAAGATTCGCGTTGTATCCCATGTTGGCGGCGTTCAGATAATCGACGCCGGGGATCGCCGTGCTGACCTGGTTGCCGTAGGTCGGCAGCGTCATTTTCGGCTGTCCGCGCAGCGAGGCCAGATCGTTCAGCGGCGCATTGTGCAAGGCGTTCGCTTCCGAGACGCCCTGCTGCCTTGTTTGCATGCCGGTGTTGTAGCCGGCCAGCGCGTCGTTCATGCCGGTCGTGTGCGCTTGATTTCCAAGGTTGAATAAGTTAGTTTGTTCCGCGTTGCCGGCTGTGATCGCGTTCATGTTGGCGTTGCTGTAGGCCTGCTGCTTGGTATTGTTGAAGTTCAGCATTTCGCGGTTATAAGCTTCGGAGCCGGGCATGACACCCTGATTCGCCAGCTTCACTTCAAGATCGCTTTGCCCCTGCTTGAATTGCGGATCGAGGTATTGCGTTTGCTGCGCATAGGCGCCGTCTTGCGCCTGCTTCTGGGCAGCCGTATTGACAGCCGGGATGCCGCTCACGGCCGATGTGTTGAAGGTGGGATTTGCGCCTGCATTGCCGTAATTTAGCGCAGGCGCGCCGGCCAACTGCTGCGCCTTTCCAGTCAAATCTCCATTCAGCGAGTTCTGGGCATCGTAGTTCTGCTGCAATTGCGGAGACAGCGACGTATTGACCGTGTATTGGCCGTTTGCATCCTGCGTCATCGTGCGCGAACCGCCAGGGCCGACCTGGTTCGGGTTGTTCATCCAGTTTTGCTGCTGCGCGTTTTGCTGATTGATCTGCTGCTGGCTTTGTGCCAATCCCATGTAATTCGGGATGCTGCCGCCGCTGCCGGCGAGATTGAACAGGTTGGCCGAGCCGGTCGATCCGTAAGGATTTTGCGCTGTTGATTGTGCGGTTGCGTCCATTTTTCCCTCTAAATTACATCGCCGAATTCATACACATAGTCGATTGCCGACCACCGGACATCTAATATATTGCTGGCGAATTTGAATCGCACCGAAGCGCAGAATCCATATCCAGCAATCGTCTGCCAATCCTTGTAGATGCTTTGGCCGCTGAATACGCCTGCGTCCCATAGGCCTACATCCCAAAATGCCGATCCACCTGTGAAAGTAGATGTTGTCGTGTTATCCGAATCATCAAAATCGACGTTAAGGCCAATGCCGGGAGATGGATTGGCGTTCGCGGAAAATATAGGTCGCGCCATCTTCCATATCTTGGTGCGCCCCAGCGCATCGAAATAGCTGAACGCAGGCTTCGCATCTGTATTGATGTTGCTTCCAGCATCTGAATTGTTCTGCCATGCCTTGCACACGACGCCATTCGATCCGAAATACAGCACGTCATCCATCAGCGCGAAACAGTTGGCGTTCCATCCCTTGAACCTGCACCATGCGCCGGTCAGGGTATTCATCACGTATTGATGCGACTCGACGCCAGTCGTGATCGGCACATTGAAAATCAGCATGTTCTCGGTCGGGAAATTGATGATCTCCCATCCGAAATTAGCGCCGTAGTCAGTCGTCGACTGCGTTACGAGTCCGCTGATCTTGTCGGAAATAGCAACGCGATTATTGGTGCGAGTGGATGTCAGTGAATTAGATAGCGGCTCAAAGCCATCCATCGTAATCAGCGTCGCGTCGCTGCCGAATTTCGCATAGCAGCGCGTGCCGACTGGCGATCCAAGCGCATAGACGCCAGCCTTGGCGAACCCCGCTGCAGTGGATGGATCGCCGCCGCGATAGACGGCCACTTCACCCTTGGACGTGATGATGATCAGCGCATCGTCGACGCCAGTCCCGCCGTCAATCGTCCAGTTCGCCGTCATGACGATCTTGCCGCCCAATTTGAACAGTGGGCCGAAATTGATCTCGCTCGCGGCACCGGCAATGGAATTCACCGGCAGATACCAGATCGATAAACTATTTTTTTGCGTGAGGATGAGCCGATTTCCCCAGATGTTGACGTGGCTCATATCAGCGGTCGTCAATGACCCGCTCAATCCCGTGACAGCCGGGTTAGTCCACGTTGCGCCATCCCACATTTGCGCCAAGTCGGCGCCGTTCACGGCCCACAAATAATTGCCGCCCGCCGTCGAGATGTTCACGTATTGGAACTTGTCGTTGCCCAGGCCAGTTACGACCGCCGCCCCAACAGCGCCCGCCGATGTCGCGTCGTAAATTGCTGTGCCGCTGGCCGCGAACATCGTTGATGCTGCCGCGCCCGCATAGACCATCAGGCTGTTGACTTGACTCGGCAGTCCCGTCTCGTGGTCGATATACCCCTTACGCGAGAGCACATCGGCCGTGCGCGGGAACCAGTTGTCAAGAATGATCGCGTCTTTCGGATCCATCGCAGCATAGGGATCGCGCGCGTTGAGCCCTCCGGTCGGCGCCTGCATCGTCTTGCTTTGCGAAATCTGCCGGCGACCAGACTGCTTTTGCGGCCTCAGCATCACCAGCTTCCGATCGGTACCACGATGCCCGTGCGACCGTCTTCCTTGCGCCCCATATCGAGAACGGCGCTTTCCGTATCGCGGGCAATGGCATTCATGACGCGCGTCTGGTATTTCCGGAAATCTTCCGCGTAGTCGAACCCTTTGTTCTGCTTCCAGCGCCAGATCAGGCCGGCCGTCATCAATGACTCATCCAGCAAACCGACATCGGTATCTGCCGCCCATGACGACTGACCAGTGCCGGATGCTGATGTGCACCAGCTCGATGTCTGGTACTCGAAAAAATACGAATCACCGGCAGCCGGGATCGGCATCAACAGCAACAAGCCGCCGCGGACCCGGTACTTCGGGAATGGGTTGGTAATGCCCCATGCCTTGTAGTTCTGCCACGTTTGCGGGTCGAGACTGCCGTAGGCGGGCAGCCTGCGCGTGCGGTCCCAGATCGTGCCATCGATGATGTACTTGAAGCCGGGGGCAATCGTCGTTATCGGACCCTGGCTTTCCGCTGCCGTCGTGACGAACGTTCCCTCCGTTTGCAGCGCCTGCCAATCGTAGCTCAAGGCGACAGAATCGCCCGTGGATAGCTCTTGCCCCTCCTCGTTCGCCAGTGCGAGCAACTGAATAACTTGCAAATCAGTGGACGCAATGACGATAGTGGGTGCGGGGATGCCAATGCGCTTGCACGCATTCTGCACGATGGTCAGGATAGTCATTGCGAGGTAGATTCCTTGGTTATGCGGCTTCCGCCTCTTTACGCGGCCGGCCGCGTTGTGGCCTGTCTTCGTTTGCTTCGGACCGGATTGCCGCGACATCGGCAGCGAGTCTTTCCAACTGCGCCTTCAGTGCCTTGTTTTCCACTTCCAGCGCAGTGATTTGCTCAGCCTTTTGGTCTCCAGAGGCAAGCCACAGCACGGCTTTTGCCTTCAGCTCTCGGCCGCCATTGCCGAATCGCGCCATGGCGTTTTCATTCCATCCGGCGACTTGCTCAACCGTGAAGGTCTCCATCGAATTCATATTTGCGACTTGCGACGGCGTGAGCACGGCCCACTCGCGGACCGGGAATCCGTTCGGCTGGTTCTCGAAGCCCTTGCGGAAATTTTCGAGCAGCTTTACCGCGCGGTCGAACTGATCCATCGGCACGGATGGCGGATTCCCATTCGATCCGTAGGCTTGTTCGCGCAGCTGATTGATCCATTCATCGGCAACTTTCGGCGTTTCGTCCTTCTCGCCGATTTGTTTGATGTAGACGATGTCAACGTCGCGCACGATGTAGCGGCCCTGCGCAATGGTTTCGTTGCGATCTTCGAAGGCTTCTTTTGCGAAGCGGATTGCCTGCCCGTTGTCCTGCTTTAATGTGACGCTCATAAGAGTTGTCCTATGTGTAGGTAAAAAAATGCCCGCTTGTGCAGGCTGGAGTGATGCGGTTAAGTTTTTCGTGCAAACCAGGTGAAGTTATCGCCTAGTTCCAATGTCAATCCGTATTCCGTAATGAACTCGTCGACCGCCTGATTCACGCCGAAGCACGGAAAATCCGTATTGCTGTAATCGTGACCGGACATCAATCCGCCCGCTCTCACCTTCGGATACCATGCCGCGATGTCGGCACTGCAACCTTCGTAACTGTGGTCGGCATCAATGAACACGAAATCCAGATCGCCATCATCAAACGTGGATGCCGCGTCGACTGAATTGCTGCGAGCTACCGTGCGCCGGTCGCTGGCAAATTCCGTCGCATTGGCTGCCATCTGCATGTACTCGTCTTGCTGCTGCTGGCTCAATGTCGCGTGGAAGTCGCCCGATTCGGCATACTGGCCATCGCCATGCACTGCCCACGAATCGACCATGAACAGTTCAATGTCGCTGCGCATCAGCATCCGCGCTGATAGATCGCCCGCGAACACGCCAATCTCGGCGCCTATGCCGCCCTCAGTCAAGCGAGCGAGGATTTCCCTGGCGCGCGCATCAGCCGCCAACTCTGGCACGCCACAGCGCGCGATATGCGCCAGCAATCCATCGCCGGTAACCGTGATCGTGACAAGCGAGCGCTGGCAAAACTCGATGAAGTCGTTCGCCTGCGACGCCATCCAGCCGGCGCATTTGAAATCGCGATCACCGTACAGCACGTCGACCACGCGCTCGCCGTCGTTCAGGCTTTGCGCGTAAGCGTGATGCGCGCCGCCTAGATAGCAGCTATCCATGCCGAACAGGTGAATTGCCTTGAATCCCATCAATTCGGCAAGCAGCATCGCCTTCATGCCGACCGTGGTTCCGCCGCCCAAAAGATGCGCCGGCTTATCCGTCACGCCAGCGAGAACCTTGTCGGCATCCTTGGTCGCATTGTGGAACACCGTCACATCGAAGCCCGCCAGCGCTTCGAATATCGATCGACCGCATTGCGAGGCAATCAGGTACTTGACGCTGCGCACGGGATTTTTGACGAACTGCGCATTTTCCGGGCGCGCATCGAGCATCACGTGATAGTCGGGCGTAATGCCGCGATCCATCAGGTATTCGAGCGCGCCATTCGTGGTGAATATTTTCTGACCCTGCGACTGGCGCCATTTCAGCTGATCGAGATTGGCCGCCAGCGATGGACCACCGCCGACGATGCATGCCTGCCCGTCGCGCTTCGAATAATCGAAATCAAACCACTTTGATTCCCACGACATCACATACTTGATGTTGTCGAGGATGATCTGATTTTCTGTATTGCACACGTTATCCAGCTCGGCCCGCGTCATGCCGCCGATCTTCCATACGCGCGGCACCCAGCCGTCAACGATCTCATGCGGCCGTGGCACGCCGTGGAACTTCACGACTGCAGCCTTATGCGGCATTGCGCCGTTGCTGACCTTGTGGGATGAGAATAGATCGGGATATAGGTCTTGCAACCGGTCTGGGATAACACGGTTTCTACCTACGAATGATTTCTCGATCCATCCCTGATCGCCACCCGCCCACTCCGGCCGGCCAAACAACTCCCATCCAGCCCATATATACTCGTGCGACCCTGCCGGCCACATCATGAACGCACTCTGCATGGCATCGCTGCCGCGGTAAAAGTCGCGCAGGATAGCGAATTGGCCGCCGTACGATACGATTTCGTCCAGCCGCCCCGTAATCAGCGTCGAGAGATCGATATAGACAATCCGATCGCCATCATCAAAAACGCCATGCTTGAACAGGGCCAGCTTATTCCACCATCCCGACAATCCATCGTGCGGCAATGGCCTAACGATGATGCCCGCGCCGTACCCGTCCGGCTCGTCGGTGAACACGGTAAATGTTCCCTCGAATCCTTCCGGCAGATTGCGGCGCACCATGTCGTATAAATTATTCGTGTATTCAACTCCGCGCGACAAGTAATTGCCCGCGTTGATTGTGCAAACTCGCAGCATGCGAACTCCCAGATAGCCTGTTTAAGCTACGTGAAAAGTGAAATGAAAAACGCCCACTCCGAAGAATAGGCGCGTAAATTACAGCACCGACACCTGTTAGGTAATCGGGCCTTGTGCGCTTGGGCGGTTGATGCTTACCACTACGGTTGACGTAGTTGATGTAACGGTCGTCAGGTTGGCGCGCGAGGCGCCGAGAATACACTTGCCGGCTGCCGAGGTTTGCATGACGCGCCCGATGGTGCCAGAGATGTAGACGCGGTTTGCATTGACGGCCGGATCGGCCTTGACGGCAGTCTTGAGGACCGTCGCATTGCCTTGGATCTGATACCAGCCATATTGCGAGGCGACGTTTGCCGACATGGCGATCGCGACAGGCTGCGCCAGGTTAGCGGTGCTCGGCAGGATCGTGGTCTGGAAGGTCGTCGCGTTGTAAATGACGGCCAAGCCAACCACTGTTGAGGCAGCGCCCAACAGGTAGATGAACTCGCCAGCGCCCAATACTGAATCATATGCACGGTGCACCGTGCCGAGGGGATGATTTTGCGTCGTATTGGTATCGGCGATGTTCTGCGATCCGAGACGTTGGTCAGAGATGATAAAAGCCATTTGATGCTCCTTGAATTAAAAAAGCCCGCGCGTGGCGGGCTTTAAATTTGACGTGGCAGCGTAGGTACGCGCCAGATTCGCTGCGGGCTCCTCAGGCCTTCATGACGCCCTGAAGTGCACGATTTGAGCAGACCAAATTACCCTGGAAGAGAATCGGAATTACACATGCGTCTTGATTTATGGAACTCATTTCCTCCATGATCGTGAAGTTGGCCTCTTCGTGCGCGATCATTTCCAGGTAATCTGTGTTGAGGAAATACGCGTGCGACGCAGGGATGCCACCGGACGAATCGAAGAACACATCGGCCGTTTTGTACTTGATCGATGGCCCGGCGCCGCCGACGAAGTTCTGCGAACCGTCAGTGGTATAGCGCTTGATCGAAGTCTGCGATGCCTCGTACATGGCATAGTAGTCATCCGACATAACGATCAGATCTGGCAGATCGGCCCCGCGAACCAGCTTGATCCACAGGTTGAGCATTTGCTGCTCGATCGTGGCCGCGCTCATCGTGATACCGGCACCGCCTTGAATTGGCGCGGCAGCCGATTGCAGCAGCGACTTCCACCACGCATAAGTGGTCGAATTGATGCCGCCGACGGTACCAGTACCCAGATCGGATACCAGCGCTTGCAAGCCGCCGATTTGATTCGACAGCGAGCCGTCCGAATACATATCGACCGACATGCCGTTGGCAGCGGATTTCTGCGCGTTCTTCAGCTTCTTGTCGGCCAGGTTGATGAATGCGTTGTCACCGGAATTGGTGCGCAATTCAAGGCCGGATGCAGTGACGTTGATCGCGACCTGGCGCCATGGGAATTCGGCACTGGTCAGCACGTCGACTGCGGCGATATTCAGCGTGTCATAGCCGCTGTAGCGCTGGTAAGTCGAGTTCGATTGATATTCGAGCGGCAACTGAATGCTCAACCCGCCATCGCGTGTGCTCGCCTTGCCCTTTTCGGCAATCCGGCGATACAGCGCATTGTGTTTGCTGAACTGGTCAGCGGTCTTCTTTTGGGTGGCACGGTAAGTGGTCGAAACCAGCTCCGTGAAGGTATTGAATAGCGTACTTTGTCCTGGCGAGATAGCCATGATTGATTTCCTTCAAATGGGATTGCGACGCCTCACGGCATTGCGTTAGCGCGAGCGGATTTCGTCCAGCTTCGCGCGCATAAAGTCTTGATTCGAGCCTACTGGCGCTTGTGCTGGCATGGTTCCACGCTTCTGCACATTCACACTTGAAGCTTTCTTTGCAAGCTTGGCCTTTTCGGCGTCTTCAGCGCGTTTCTGCGCTGCCGTAGCAAGTTCGTCCTCTCGTTGTTTAGCGAGTAGTTCGACACGATGCTTTGGCGACTGCCATAAGGCCGCTTCGTAGGCTTGGTCCAGGGTCATTGGCCCCTCGCCGGTTTGATTTGCCCGATTGAGCGATGACTGTAAAATCATGCCGATCTCTTGGCGTAGTTCGTCGAAATGAGGTTTGCCCTGCCTGGCCTGCTCAATCACACTGTTAAGTTGCGATTGCTCTGCGGCCTCGTTCTGCCGGGCAAATGCCTGCTTCATTTGCAATATTTCTTGTTGGGCTTGTTGTGCTGTTTGCATGGCCTGATGATTCTGGCGCTGAAGGTATTCAACGTTTGGATCAACTTGCTGCTGCGTTGGCAAGCCTTGGGAAAGGTCAATCCCGTACCCTTTCGCAAGCTCTGCGAATGCTTGGAGTTTCTCTTGTGGCGCGCCATAACGCAGCTTGTGGTCTGCTGCGAATAGTCCTTGAATGGCTTGTACTGGCGACGCTCCCAATCCGCGCATGGTCTGCTCGAACGGGCGCAATGCCTGTGCAACCTCATTGCCGAAATTGGCCGATTGCTTAATGGGCTCAATCTGCTGCTGAGTGGTTTGGTAGTATTTGTGGAAATCACCCTCGCGCTTCAGAATCTCTTGCTGAATCGCGGGAGCGGCCTTGTCGAACTCTGCTTTGCCGGCTGGCGAGTAACTGGTTGGTGCCTGTACCCGCGTTGCCTGAATTTGTGGCGCTGCTGGATCGGTAGCGGCTGCTGGCGCATCGGCTGGCTGCGCGGGCGGCGCGGCTACCTTGGCCGCTTTCTGTTCGTCCGTTTCCTTAGCGTACTTGCCGTCCGTTGCGCGTGGCTTATCGGCCTTGGCAACTGGTGTGGCGGCCGGGTCAATGACTTCTTTATCGCGCTCCCTGATGCCGGCCAGTGTTTCGGCCATCATTTCGGATTGCGTTTGTTCCGGTTCTGGTGCGTCTACTGCGTCGACCTGGGTTTCCAGTTCGTTTTCCATGGATTGCTCCGTCTTGTTGTGGTCATTTACGACCGCGGGAAATTGCCGACTCATCCCGAGTGGGCACTACATTTGCCTTGCGGCGAATTCAAATCCAGCAATGGGAATATATCGCCTCACGGCGAGGGAAGATCAACCTCTCGATAGTGCGCGCCGCCTCGATTCTGGCAGCGCGTAAAAGGTCCGCGCCACCGCTTCGTAGCGCTCGGCATCGTCCTTTTTCTCTGCGTAGGCGGCTTGGCGGTTGTATTCCTCGCGCTCGCCATCCTCGTAAGGACGGCAGCCGGTGCGGCGCAAATCCTCGCGGCGTGCCGAGCGGCCCTCGATCCATTTACCAGTCACCGGCGAGGCATAGCCCGGCAGATCGGGAGCCACGGCAGGCGGCACGATGACCATCGTCATCATCTGATGGCAGCATTCCGGGCCATTGTGGCGCTCGGACACATGGCGGTAGCCGTCTTTAATCTTGTCGCAGCGACTGCAATGAAAACTGTACATCGGCATTACTCTGCCCTCCATAGTAAAACACCATCCGGATTCTTCGAGGCTTCGACCAATTCAGCGCGGCCAAGCGTCGACTCGCCGATCGCAGCGCACATTGAATCCAGCGCGGCAAACAATTGATCCTCATAGCCGCCATCGTCAAGCACCGGCTTATTCGCGTATTTCTCCATCACGTACTTTTGCGCGTAATGCGAGAGGAACGGGACTGCGGCGCGGATAACATCGGCGCTCATGGTTGTGGAACCTGCGGAGTTGGCGCGCCATCCGGCAGGCCAATAATCGATTGATCCTGCGCCGCGGTATTGGCAGCGGCCACCTGCGCGCGCTCCAACTGACCTGCTTTATTCACTTCGGCGACTTCCACCCTGCTGGCATTGCCCATCTGCGCGATCAGTAGCTGGAACTGGCGATCGCGCTCGGCTTCACGCGCATCGGAAGCTATCTGCATTTGCTGGAACTGCGCCTCGTATCGCTGCCTCATTTGCTCGCGCTGCGCCTCAAGTTGATTCTGCTGCGCGACTTGCTGCGCCTGCACCTGTTGTGCATGCTGCTGCACCATCATGTCGTTCTGCGCTTCCTGCTGCTTGGCTTGCGCCTCCATGTCGATCTTGTGTTGCTCGGTTTGCTGGCGCAACTGCGCGTCGACCTGCGTGCGCTGTGCGTCGGCTGCCGCTTCGGTCTGGTTGGCTTGCTGCTGCGCTTGGAACTTCTGCGCGTCGGCTTGGTTCTTCAAAGTCTGCACTTGGATCGACGGGTCCGGCTGCGGCTGTTGCGGCTTTGGCTGCACCATCTTGTCGAGCGCATCCTCAACGGCCATACCCATGCGCGCGCGGCGCGTGATCGTCATCAAAATAGCCTTGGCGGCATCCATTGGCAGCATGCCAGACTGAATCAATGGCTCGACTTGCTGCATGAAACCAGATACAGCGGACATGACTTGCGCCAATCCGGCCATGTCCGACTCCAGCGAGCCGGCGATGGTCGAATCTGTCTCGATGTCGATCCGGTATGACCGGTGGACTTTATCCTTGAGCAAGACCATGATCTGCTGCCAACTCGGCTTGTCCAAGAGCGCCATTTGATCGGGCGTTGGCGGCTGCGGAGGTGGAGGTGGCTGCATCATGGGATGCTGCATGCCAATCGGAGGCGGCATGCTGCTTTGCGGCGGCATTGGCGAGCCCATCATCGGCATCATGGATGTACTCCCATCGGCTGACCTTGTGGCGGCTGCTGCTGCGCCTGCTGTTGGCTTTGCTGATATTGCTGGAAAGACTGCGCCTGCTGTTTGATCTGGTCTTTCTCGGCGTCAGTCTGCGCCAACTTCAAGCCCGTCATCTGCATGATTGTCTCGGGCTGGAACTTGTTCGCGATGATCTGGCACTTAAGCCGCACGATGTCGCGCACATAGCGCTGGAATTCGGCTTGCATCTTCTTGAGGCGCTGCGTCCCCCATTGGGACTTGATCTGTTGCGCGCCCATGGTTTCCTGGGCATTCGTGGCGCCGCGCATGATGTCGGATATGCCGGTAATCTCGTAGATGACGGATTTGCACGCCTCGCGCTGCTCCATCAAGATTTTGATGACATTTGCCGCCATCTCGATCGGCATGTACCAGATATGCTTTTCAAGGCCGCCCGACTCGATCATCGCCTCGACGTTCTTGACCGGGATAAGCTGATTGTCGCCGGCGTCAACTAACTGCGCGATCTCCTTCATCACTGAGTTGTAGATGCCGCGCACTTTCAGCGCATCGGTCAGGCTATTGATACGCGACGTGATGCGGTCCAACTCGTCGGCCTGCTCCTTGTATTGCGCAAACAGGATAGTGGGCTCCAAGCTGGTCGCGTCTTCGATGGCGTACAGTGGACGTGGACATGGGAAGAACCCATCCAACTCAAGCGGGTCATCCTCGACCTGCAGCGGCGACTTCTTGTATTGCTTGGCGACGAACAGGACGGTCTTATCATCCTTGTTCCATATCTCCCACACTTCGCCGGTCTTGAACAATGCCCCGATCTCGCCGGCTTTCTTGATCGATTCCTCGGCTACATCGTCAAGCTGTACATCTTTGAAAATGGCGCCGAACTTCTCAATGCCACCGGTTTCGCTGAACTTGTGACGAAAGGCGACCCATTGCACCTCGTCCCATGTCTTGCCGGGGCCGTGGCGGAAGTCATCATATTGCACGTGCTCGCACATGACCGACTCGTAAGCAATGCGCTGCTCGGGCTCGGATGGGTCATTGGATTCCGGCTTTCCCTCTTCGTCGCCGCCTTCCTTGGTTTCCTGGCTGGCGTCGACTTCCATATCTTCGAAGTCAGGAACGTATTTCACGCGCGACAGGCCGCGCCCAGGAAGCAGCATGTTCATCACATCCTGCTTGAGGATTGCGTCGAAGTCGTAGGTATCGATCGCATACTCTGCGCAGCGCTCCAGCACTTGCGACACGACCTTGGCGACCGGATCATCGTCACGGAAGCGTCTGCGTACATCCGGTTTCGGTAGCGTGTTGTAGATGGCTTGCCGCAATGTCTCGGTATTCGACCACAGGATATTGAAGCTGTTCTTCTTAGCCTTGGCGCCACGGTATCGCTTGATGACGGCATCGGCCTGCTTGCGCCATTCCTTCTCGGCCTTGTCGGCCAGGTCAAGCTCCAGCGCCCATCGCTTGACTATATCGGCGTCACTGGTCCCGATGTCCTTCGGGCTGGTGTAACCGCTGTTAGACGATTCGCTCATTAGTCTATCGGGTAGCCAAAAATGAAAATATCAGCAGTGCATGCGGCTGTCGATCCGGTGGTAAGTGATAGGATCGGCGTACCAGACAACAATGCAGCCCCGACTACTGCAGCGAGCGTTGGCACTACTGGGACAGCAGCAGCCAATGCCACCCACGATTGTGCAGTTGCAACTAAAGCATTGCCACCTTTACCGGCGGCATCATAAATCCCACCAGCACAAACAACCGACGCGCCGCCAGTTTTTTGGCGTGCGATGATATCAGTGATCCTGTAATTCGTGCCTGCGAACTGTTTTGCAAACGCTTGATCGGTAGTAGATTGCATATCCGCGCCGCGCTTAACAAAAATGATTTGCCCGGACTGTGATGCGGGAAGACCGCCTTGTGAGCGAATCATATTCCCGTGCCCAATGTGGCATAAAGCGTTGAGCCGGTTGATGGCGCAATAATTGAAATTGCCGTAATGCCATATGGCACCGCAAATGGCTGCGACGTATTTGCGAGCAGCGGCATTGATGTAGTAACCGATGCTGTTACTGCCCCCCATGCCCAGAATACGGTCTGCGTGCCGATATTCGTGAAGACAAGAGATTGCTCCGTTCCGACGGCGAGTGGAGGCAGAGTGAATGTTGCGCTCGATGCCGTAGCGGCTTGCGCCAACGTATTCGAGGCGGTCGGCACAGGGCAAAATGGATACAGTGCTTGCATGGCTACTCTCTATTCTTTCGTTTGTTTGCCGCCATAATTTCGGCGAATGTCATTGTGCTGGCATCTTTGAAGACGGGCGCCTTGGCGCTACGATCAGCCCTGACAAATGGGCGCGACATGCACTGATACCGCCACTCATCCGCGCAGTTGGAAACTAAAAGGCCACCCTCAATTGCGAAGGTGGCCGTTGTTGGCACGGTGATGCAATACACGTCGGCGCTACCCGCTTTTTCGACGCTTACGCAGCGCACGCGCCTTGCAGTTGTTGCCGCAGTACTTCCCTTGCTTGACCCTGCCAGCACTGACCATGTACGCCGCGCCGCACTCTTGGCACACCGCAGGAACGCGCATGTCCATGATGGGCTTGATATGTTCTGCGTAATGGTCGGAGTGCCATTGCTTGCCCGCTTCAGAGCCGTGCCATGCAGCGGCCGCATTTCGCGCCTTGTCGATGCTCTGCAATGCCCGCGCAGCACTTGCTTCTCCGTGCCTGCCGCCAAGATGCTCCGGCATGGAAATACATTCCAGATTGTAAGGCGTATTATTTGATCTATCTTCGTCCGCATGGTGGACTTGATTCCCGCTAGGAATCTCGCCATTGTGGTGTTTCCACACTTGTAGATGAAGCCGCACACCCTTGCGCTGGAAATACCGTCCGCACAGGTAATACCTGACGCCATCAAACTCCTGAATCGTGCGGCTAATGACGATTGGCTGCATAAAACCTCCTTATCGATGAGGTCTCTAGCATATCTCCATTCGTCTGTATCTACAAGGAACTTGTGATCCGGCGTGCAAAATACCTGTATGCCATTTTCAAACACTACTTTGACTAGATCGGCATTCCGCTTAACCATGCGCGCCGAACGATATGCTTCGTACTTATCGCCCGTAGACAGCACTCGGCCACATTCTTGTAGCTGCTCAATCCGCACTGGGCCTCGATCCGTTTCAACCATCGTCCCGGCAGCGAAACAGTGGTCTTCCATCTCGGTATTGATATCTTCGATCTTATGATCGTCATGCTGCATCAGAGGGATCGTCCGGATCGAATCGAGGCAGGTATCAAACACGTATAGCATCGGCTCATCGTCACCAATCAGCCGGCCGCGCATCTGGTCCCACCCCGTCACACGGGAGTTATCGGCATCCTTGAATAGAACGGATGGATAATCGCCAGCGTTGAACATGCGCTCTTTGATCGATGGGCCGCCGTCGCGCTTCTTGCATGCGGGGTCCGCTACGGAATATTCGTATTCCTCATCGCCTGAGCGGTCGACGATGCCTTTTGCCACATCTTCAGCATCAAGCTTTAGGCCGACGTTCGGCTCGCCAGGCTTGCAGCCGTACCATTCGCGGTATCGAATCAACGCGCCACGCGGGTAAATCCGGCCATCGGACAGCTCTTCGCCATTCGAGACAGTCCACCAGCCGACAGAAAACGGCCGTGCGCTGCCCCAGTCGAACGATCGGGACTTCGCCCACTCTTTCGGCACAGTAAATGGCTTGATGACGTGCTTCTCACGCCCCCAGCAGTCAAAGAATGCACCAGCCACCACATCCCAGTCGCCGTCTAACCATGCTTTGCGCAGTGCATCGTTGCCACCCGTCGCAGCCAGGATGCGCGACCGGTAGTTCGGATCGCTCCGCAGCAGGATCTGATTGTCGTCCAGCTTCGATGGAACGAACATGCGCGTGAATCCGGTTTCCGGATCGGTATAAGGCGTCATCGGCGGGCATGACTCGACATACCGCGCCTTGACCCAGATATGCCCTACGCCACCAGGGTTACCGGTCAGCCGAACAGTGCAAGGCACTCCATGGGCGCTGCGAAGAGTGGACAGCATCTTCAGCAATCCGGCCGGCGTGTCGTACTCGGTTACCTCGTCAAAGCTGATGTGCGTGTATTGATGTCCGTGATACCGACCATAGTCGCGCGCATGTTCGATAAAGCGCATCTTGACCGTGGCGCCGTTCGGCCAATACCAGCAGTTCGAGAAAGGATAATCAGCGCTCGGCTGCGTCTTGTAAATCGCGCCAGACGCTGGGAATACCTCAGAGGCGCGCGCCTGTAACTCTTCAAGTTCGGCATACGTCTTGCGGAACATGATCCCGCGTGACTTGCCGCCGTAGCGCAATGCGCCGTCTTCTTGGTAACCAAGCTGAAAATCAGACTTGCCGCCGCCGCGCTCGCCTCCATAAAACAATTCGTCACACCAGTCCGCAAGCAATGCGCTAGATTGCGGCCCCCGCTGCGGCTCCCACATTACTGCCTGATGCCGTGTTCAATCAGCCATTCATCGCGTGTCAGCGAGGGGCGTATTGGCGCGGAATCCTCTTTTTCTTCCGGCTCGCGGTTCATTTCGTCAATCTTTTCTTTGTTCGCGCGCAGGAGATTCACGGCGATTTCGCTCGATGCGTTCGCTATTTTTGTCAGTCCGGCGATATTACTCAATGCTGCGGCGCTCTTCTCAGCTTGCGGATTGGCGTCATCAACGAATGCAGCCTGAGCATTGGCAATGCCTGACAGCCGATGCGCGGTGGCCGCTCCGTATCTGGCAGCGCCCGCCAAATGTTCAGAGATCGACCGTAGCTGATCTGCGAGGTTATGCGCATCTATCTGCGAAGTTACCGGCAAAGATTTAAAAGCCAGTTCCGCCGCAACCATTTGATTTGCAACAGCTTTAACCTTCTCGTGCTGCGAAGTAAAGCGCTGTCTTATCGCCGCATCAGAGACGCCGAACTCGCGCCCGAGTGCCCTTGCTGATTCACCGGCCAATAACCGCTTACCCAGCTTTTCCCATTGCGCGTCTGTTAATTTTGACGGCCTGCCCATATCTCAAAACCTTAAGATTGCATGGTCGCTCGGCTCGGTGCGAGAGACCTCAACACCGTGTATGTCGTAAGTGACTGCATACGACCCCGCGATCATATCCCGGCCTTCAAACCGCCTTGTTTCAATGCTTTTAACGCTTCCAAATATTATTTTTGGCACGTACTTTATATCCATATCTCACCGCCAGGGTTGCCCGACACCTTGATTAATTGTTAATTGGAGCCTGTTTAGCCCGGTAAAAATCCGCCATAATCTTTTTCGCTTCTGGCCGCATCTCACCAATGATTGCCGCACAATCACTTGCCTTGGCGTTCATCAGCCGTAATTCGAGCAAGAGATCGGTGTAAGTTAGCATCACGCGATTCCTGTCGCAGCTTTGATCGCCGTCGCCTTTGTCTGTGTTGGCCATAGATCATCCTCAAAACCGGAACGGTTGCGGCGGCGTGGCTGGTTGTGCGGCCGGCTGTGGTGCTGGTTGCGCTTGCTGCGACTGTTGTGCGGCGAATTGCTGCGGCGTCATTACCGGCGCGCCAGTGGCTTGTGCCTCCTGCGCGTACAACTGATAGGCGCGATTGTTCAGTGCGTTGGCCGCATTACCTACCGACGATGAGCCGCCCATCAACAGCCCAGCCAGCTTTTGCATCATCCCTGGGCTGTTATCCATGGCGGTCTTTCAAATAAAGAACCCGCGCGAGGCGGGCAAAGGTGGCTGTGACACCACGCGGAGGATTGAAATTGAAGAGGGAACCACTGCGGCTGGGTCTTATCCAGAGCAACGAATTTTCCGGCTTACGTGGGGGCCAATCTATAGAGCCACATCAATGCGGCAATGCACTCGACCCTGCGCCCCTTGCGGGGTTTGTACTGGCGTCAGCTTGGTGCATCATTGGTTCGATTGGCGCTGTCACCCTCACGGCTGCGGATTAATTCTTGAGGCTGGCCGGCCCGTTTTCACGTCCAGTGCCTGCACTATTACTAGATAATCTGCATGCGTGAAGAGGCTCGTTCGTGAGCCAGTCGTTAATTGTTACGGCGCTTTCGCACTCCGGATCGCCAGCCGCGCCAATAACTGGCCTTCCATTTCCTTCGCGCCCATCGTGAATCCAGCCTGAATCGCACGCATCATCAGCTCTTCGTGCATGGCGTCCGGGTGCCGCCGGATGATCTCGGCGCACTTGACGTTATAGCGATCAAGCAGCTCTTGGCCTTCAGTCATCGCTGCGCATCCAGGTGGCGATAATGGCCGCTAAGTCATCGTCTGTAGGCTGCTTGGCAGGCTCTTCCGATAACCGCTCAACTGAATTTTGCTCAAAGGGGTCTTTGTGGGTCAGGCGCTTTTGATCGAGCGTGCCTTGACCAACTCCCATGATGCGGCGGGCTTCGGGGCCATTCATGATGCCAGCCTCCGCCAGAACTGATTTGCCCAAGACGGGCTGTGATGCTGCGGCGTGGCACGCTCCCGGCGGTCTTTGAGGGCGCGCATGAGTTGGCGTGCATCATCTTTGCTCAGTTTCGCGTGCATTCGCATATGCGCTCCACAGGATCAAGTCAGGCCCACCAAGCATGCGTAGTGAATTTATGCGTGTGGGCGTCACTGGTGGCGA